CAATAATAAATTTAAATCTATATATTTTATCTTTTTTCATATATTCATCCATCTTTGAAATATCATTATCGGTTAAAATTGTTAGTAAACCATGAGCCATTGGATCTAATATTCCTACATAAGCTTTCTTTTCATTTTTATATTTTTTAATTAATTCACCACATGTCATGCCGATTGGTTTATATTCTGTAATAATCATTGTATAAACTAGGATTCTATTATTATTTACAAATTATAAATCAATTTTATTTTTCTAATTGCTTCTTCAAAGCAATATATTTAGCTTTGATCTTTACAGATTGCGCTAAGATAATTGCTTCTTCAAAGCAATATATTTAGCTTTGATCTTTACAGATTGCGCTAAGATAATTGCTTCTTCAAAGCAATATATTTAGCTTTGTATTTCATATATTTTTCATAAAATCCACCTCTTTTACGTCCCATTCTTGGTGATTTAGGTGAAGTTCCACGAGGACTTCTTGGTAGCGCTGGAAATAAATTTGACTCAGAAGATTGTGATGAAAAATAATTGCCTATTCTATTAGGAGAATAATTTACGACGGGAGATGGAATTAATAAAGGAGATAAAAATGATATTGGTGATAATCTACGAGTACGTCTTACTAAAACTACATCTTCTCGATTATTATTAGCTGGAGCGGGAGCTGGAGGATTTGCGGGGCGAGGGCGTGGAAAACCGAAACCGTTTAAAAATGATCTAAAGCTATCATTGACTAAGCTATCGGGAAGAATTTTTTTTTCTTTAGAAATAATAACATCATCTGAATTTTGAGTATCTAATACATCTTTAAATTCAAATAAAACATTTAACGATTTTGATTCATTTGATGTAAGATGTAATAATAAATTTATAGAATCAATTTTAATTTGATTATCATTTATTCTATTAATAATTTTTGAAAATTCTTCTTTTACTTTTTGTACTTCTTCAGCTGATGCTGTAGGTGCTGTTGATGCTGTAGGTGCTGCTGATGTAGGTGCTGCTGATGCTGCTGTAGATGCTTCCCTCGCTTTTGCTGCCACTGCATTATCAATTGTTGTACTCACTAATTGTATAAATTGAGTCTTAAAAACTGATTTTTTATTATCATATTCTAAATTTAATTTTGGAAATGTAAAACCCCCCCTACCATCATTTACAACCAATAATTTAAATTGATCATCAAAAATTAAAATATTAGTATTACTTACAGACATTTTATATAATATAATATTGTATTATAAAAAAATTTATTTAAAATCTGGATTCCATCCATTATGTCCATCTAGAACTTCTTTTAGAAACCAATTAACTTTTTTAGATTTGTGTGTATAATATGCATCCCCAAAATCTATAATATATATTTTTTCATTCTTTTCAATAAAATTATAAGGGGTAATATCTATATATTCTATTCCTTCTCTTTCAAATAGAATAGCTAAAATCGTACGTATTTGTTCCCAATATTTAACTGGAATGTGTTCTGCTAAATCTCCATATTTATCAGCTAAACATGGCTCTTCTAAATCTTCCATTGATATAATACATTCATCTTCTGCAAAATCTACATCATATATTTCAGGAGTAAATCCATATTTATGCACACATCTTTGTATTTCAACTTCTAAGCAAATATTACCTTTCCCGCATTTTTCAGTATATGGTATTATTTTTGTATAGATACTCATTATATTAATATTTATAATATTTATAAAATAAGATTTATATTAACTTAATCAATCAATTTTTATTAGAAATACACCTAAATAAAATAAATTTAAAAAAATAATATTTATTATCTTATTACAGTATATAAATGTTTAATAAAAAAGAATTATTAAAAGGAGTCAAATCATCATGGTTACCTTTCTTGGATAATCCAGAATTAGATAGAATTATTAAAATATTAAATACGAACAAGACATCAAAAATAGAAATTCTTCCTACAGAAAATAGAATTTTTGAAGCATTTAAATATTTTGAATTAAAAGATACTAAAGTTTGTTGGTTGGGTTTAGATCCATATATTAGTTGTGAACAAGCAATGGGTTTATCTTTTTCAGTACCAACTAATTGCAAGATACCTCCCAGTCTTAAAAATATTTTTTCTGAATTAGATTTAGATATTCAAACAAATGGTAACCTAACTAAATGGGTTAAAAATAATCAATTCTTAATGTTAAATGCTTCTTTAACAGTTTTTGAAGGAAAATCTAATTCTCACAAGAATATATGGAAAAAATATACTGATACTCTTATTAAAGATATATCTGATAAAACAAATAAAATTATCTTTCTATTATTAGGTAATGAAGCTCAATCTAAAGCAAAATTTATTGATAAAAAAAAACATGTAATAATAAATGGAGTTCATCCTAGTCCATTAAGTGCTTATCGTGGTTTTTTTGATAGTGGTATATTTGATATATTGGATAAAGAATATATTAAATTATTTAAAAAAGAAATTAATTGGGAATTATACTGATTTAGATCGTTTTTTAGATGTTTTTTTCCCTCCTTTTCTAGATCTTTTTTTAGATGCTTTTTTAGATCCTTTTTTAGATCCTTTTCTAGAAACTTTTCTAGATGTTTTCTTAGAAACTCTATTAGATAATCCATGTTCAGAAATTATAATAGCACGCATTTGTCTTAACGCATTATCATAAGGTAATCCTCTTTTTGAAAAACAAGTACTCAAATCAGTTTCTTTACAAACTTTATATCCATCTGCAACTCTCTTAATAGTGTATGGCATTATATAATATTATATATTATTAAATTTATTTATTTTTTCTTCTAAATATAAAATATGTTTTTCTGATTCTAAATATTTTATTTTGTATTTTATATATTTTTCATAATAACCTCCTCTGCCACGTCTTCTTGAACCTCTTGAACCTTTTGAACCTTTTGAACCTTTTGACTTTTTTGAACTTTTAGATAATACTGATGAAGTTTCTGACATCTTTGTACTCTTTTTAGGTTTAGTTGGTGATAATTTTTTTTTATAGATAATTGGATATTCTTTTTTTTCTTTTCTAGGTTGACTTTTAGGAGATTTCTTTTTTTCAATAAATAATTCAGAATTATCTGTATCATTTATACTTTTTTTTGGTATATTTATAGGTGTTAATATTTGTACTGGTATTCTTAAACTAGGATAATATGGTATTATTCTTATTGGATAAATAAAATTAGTTAATATTGGTGGATTAATTGCAGTTCTAATTAAATCAAAATATTTTGTAAAAGTAATTGCAATTGAAGCAGATAATGGAGATAATGTATCTCTAGGTAAACTATTTATATGTATAAATTTTACATTCTTAAAATCTCTTACAATTTTTTCTTCTGCATCATCTAATTTTAATACATATGTATATATTTTTTCTTGATTAGATGTTCTCATACTTCTCTCAGTAAATCTACTATCAAATTGTTCCCTCGTAATTACTAAATTACAATCACTCCTTAATAAATTAATCGCAGCTGTTTTAGCAGTTTCATCATCACTTACATTTGGATTTTTATTAATTTGTGTAGTAGGAAAATTATATTTTCTTTCTGCATATTCGATTAGTAATAAATTTAAATTTTTATCAACGAGTATTAGGATTACAGTTATAGTATTCATTTTATATTATAATAATAATATAAAATAAATTTTATTATTTAAATATTTCTTTTAAGAAATTAAGGTTTATAATTAAAAAAGAATCCATATTTTCCATTAGTAGAATGTTTTTTCATAAATTCATCAATTATATTAGATTCACGCTTTAAAGTAGTAATGTGTCTATATGTATATTTATTTGAATTCAAAAATTTATTTTGATCTTCATTATTATTATTAATTAATATATTTTTTGTATCACGATTTAATAATGGATATATTGCTATTTCAGGTGTACCTTTATAACCTTTGAATGATTTAACTAAATGAACATTTTTAGTTTTATTTTTATCGGCTTTCTTTAGATTATCCATAAATACTTTGCTATCACTTTTACCCATTGTAATATATCCGTAAATATCTGGATTATTTTTAATAAATTCTTTTTTAAAACAAGGATCATAATCTCTACCATTTCCACATGCTTCTTTATTTAAATCACACTTTTCAATAACAGCATTTTTAAAATATCTAGTACCTCTATTATAAGATTTAGATAAAAGATTAAATATTAAAATATCTTGATTTGTAGCGTATATTTCAATTTCTTTATAATTATCAAACCAATGTGGTATAAAATCAAAAGTATAAGGATCAAAATAAAAAAATACATTATAATTGTAGGGAATACATAATTTATTATTTAATTTTACACCAAGAAAATCATCACGATAATTATCAACCATTCTAAATAATAAAGTATCTTTAGGAATAACCACAGTAAATTCTCTTAATTTTTTATTATCATAAGTATGATGAATATGATTATCTGGAATTCTTATTAATTTTTCATTATTTGAACTATTCATATAATTAAAAATAAAAAATTTTATAAATAAATATATGAGTGATTCTATAAATTTAAATGAACCCAAATATTTTAAATTAGTTGATAATATTAATAAATTACGTGAAATTGTTTATCCAGAAATTAATGTTATTAGTCCTTTAAAAAAATTAGATAAAGATGATCAAGATTTAATTTCAAAAAAATTAAATCTCCCTATTTATAAATCATTAAATGCTGATGCTATTCAAATTACTTTAAAGTATATTTATGATGAAATTTTAACTGGTATATTTGTTAAAATAGAGAATAATAAAATAAAAGAATATATAGAAATTTATAATTGGGATATTGGTGGTAAATGGATAGATAGAGTACATTTACCCCAAAATTCTAGAAATTGGTTTGAATATGCTAAAAATAAATCAAGAATAACCAAAAGAAAATTAGTAATAGTAGATGATAATAAAAAACTATGGAGTGCTACTAATTGCCTTATAAGAAATGAAAAAACATGGGGCAGTATTGATAAATCATATTATGCAGGTTTGTATGAATTAATAAAAGCAACTCTTGAAAATAGAGAAATAGGTGATTCTATTTTCATTTTAAATAAGAAAGACTTTCCAGTTTTAAAATCAAATTATACTCAAGCATATGAACAAATTTATGATTCTGAATCTGTTCCTCTTGACTCTTCTTTTCAAAATAGATCCTTTATACCAGTTCTAAGTCAGGCAACCACAGAACTATTTGCAGATGTTCCAATTCCTACAACCGATGACTGGATGGTTGTATCTCCTCCTCCTGATAATAATCCTTATGAAGGTAAAAAGAGTGATATAAAATGGGAAGATAAAATTGCCACAGCATTTTTTAGAGGTAAAGGAACTGGTTGTGGAATAGAAATTGAAACTAATCCAAGATTAAAATTAACTAAATTAAGTGAACAATGGGAAAAAGATAATTCTTACAATAATAATAATTCTATTGATAATATCCCTTTCTTAGATGCAGGAATAATATCATATGTTTTTAGAGATAAGAAGATAATAAATAATCCAAATTTAACTTATGTAAATCCAGAAAAATTAAATTTAAAATTAAAAGAAAGAGTACCTATAACAGAACAAAATAAATATAAATATTTAATTAATATAGAAGGCAATTCAGCTGCATATCGTTTAGGTTTTATGCTAGGATTAGAATCTGTTATTTTAAATGTAGAATCCAAATATAAATTATGGTTAGATCAATTCTTAGTTCCAAATGAACATTATATTCCTATTAAACACGATTTATCAGATTTAGCAGAAAAAATAAAATGGTGTAAAATGAATGATGATAAATGTAAAAAGATTGCACAAAATGCTAAATCTGTATACAATAAAATAATAAATAAAGATTTTATCTTAGACTATATGAAAAATATATTAAATAATATTAGTCATAAATACTCGCTAAAGATTGGTGGTAATGTATTTGAACAATATAAAAAATATAAAGAAGATAGAAAAAAGATAGAAAAAGTAGAAATTAATTTAGATGATATTGAAGAAGAGAAATCAAAAATTGCTATTATAATTCCATATAGAAATAATAAATATCAATCTAGAGATAAACAGTTAGCTATGTTTATAGAATATTATAATGATTATTTACCATCTAATATATGTGATATATATATTATAGAACAATCAGATGATAATAAAAAATTCAATAGAGGAGCTTTACTAAATATAGGATATAAGATATCTCAAAAGGAATCTTATGATATGTATATATTTCATGATGTAGATTTAGTGTCGCCTCCAGAAATAAAAAAAGTATATACATATAAATCGAATATACCTATACATATAGCGTCATTGTGGAAAGAAAAATACAATTTTGCAGATTTCATGGGAGGTATAATAAGTTTTGATGCAAAAACATTTGAGAAAGTAAATGGATATCCAAATAGATTTTACGGATGGGGAGGAGAAGATGATGCTATTTATAATCGATTAGTTATAAATAAAATATCAATTGGAAAAATTATTGCAGATTCAAAAATAGATATAAAAGAAATGAATCATCAAAATACAAGCGATATAGAAGAATTAACAAATAAAAATAAAAAATTCAATATATTAAATGATTTAAAATATTGGAAAAATGATGGAATAAATAATATAAAATTTAAGATTTTGGATGAAATAATTATTAAATATGATAATGTAATAAAATTTACAGTAGAAATTTTATAATTTTGTAATATCTATATTACAATTTATTATCATTTCTTCATAATCTTTAATATTATCTAAAATATAAGTAGGATCATCTACTAAAGTAACATTTGATTTATATTTATATTTAATATTTATAATATTATTTTTTGAATCAATATAAAAATTAGGTGAAATTACCGTAAGATCTTTTTCATAATTTAAATCTATTGCAGAATAAGCAATTGAACTATCAGAAATAATCATATTTTTGCAATGAGTTAAACAAAAGAAAGTTTCATAAGTTCCTTCATTAGTATAAATAACATTATTAATTTTATTTTTAAATAAACATTTTACAATATCTATAGAATCACTAAAAATATAAACAGGAGTATTTGAATTTTTTTTTAAATTAATATATTTAATAATATTTTCTATGTAAAATTCAGGTTTTAATAATATAAAATTTAAGTTTTTATTATTCTTTAAATTTATATAATTCATAAAAAATTTATCACCATACCGTATTTGAACAAATAATCCATTTTCAAAATCATATTTTTTTAATAAATAATTATATGATGAATCCATTTTTAAATATTTTTTTAAAAATTCTCGATTATTAATATAACCATCATTATGATAATAAATACTATCATTATAAGTAATTTCTTTTATTCCTTTTTCCTTTAAAATATCATAATTTGTATATGATATTACTTTTGGATTTGTAGATTTTTTTATTTCTGGAAAAATATGTCTTAATTTTTTTTCTGAATTTTTTATTTGATGATGTGATATTTGTTCTACAAAATATAATTGATAATTTTTATATCTTTCTATCATATTAGCAATTATAAATAATTTATTTCCTAATCCATTTTTTAAAATTACTAATCTTGAATTTTCTTTATTTTTAACTATTTCATCAATATTTAATATTTCATCTTTAGGTGATGTACTATTTTTGTCACTTTTAAGATTATCTAAATTATCATCACCTCCTTTTATATTATCTGAATATTTTCCTAAAAAGTTTACAGGACTTAATAATGATTTAGAATAATTATAATTTTTTATATTAGATTTTTCAAAATAAGTTCTAATAATTTTTATTTTATTTACATTAATTACTTCATTAATTGATAATACTAATCGATAAATATCAAAAGTTTCATTAAATTGATTAATATCTCGCACATACCATAAATATTTATCCAGAAATAATTTTTGATTTATTATTTCTGAAAATCTATTAGGATAATGATAATAAGCATTAAGTAGAATATTATAAATTTCAAATTGTTTATCATATATTTTTAGAATAGTAGAAGTAGCAAAATCAATTAAAACTGGGATATAACCATATGATTTAATTTTATATTCTTTGTTATTTAAATTATAAATATTAAATTCATCTTTTGTTTTTTTCATTAAAATATTTTCTGCTTTAAAATCTTTATGCATAAAATTAAATTTATCTTGCAAAATTGCTAAAATAATAAATATTTCATAAAGTTTGGTATTTATAATAGTAAGGTTATTATGGTTATTTTTTGTAAAATCTTTAAAAGTTATCCCTGCATTTTCCATGATTAATATTTGATTTTCATTATTAAAATAGTAATTTTTTATTTTAACAATATTATTTGGTAATTCCTTACGAAGTATATCAACAAGAATAATTTCTTTTGGGAATTTTTGAAGAAATAAAGAGTTATTTTTTAAAATATATTTCTTTTGATCTTCTTTTCTATTGTCAATCTTTATAAAATAACTATCGTTAAAATATAACCTAATATCTCTTCCTTTATAATTATATTTTTGCAAATCTTTTATTATTAGTATTTCTTTTTCTTTTTTTAATAAATCAGATTGATCTAAATAATGAGTAAATATTTTATTTAAAATGGCTTCCATTATAATATTTTTGAAAAAAAATATTCAATTTTGATAAAATATTATAAAATAAATTTTTCTAAAAAAGTAGCAGGAGATAATAAAGTTTCTGAATAATCATAATTTTTAATTTTTGATGCTTCAAAATAATCTTTAATAATTTTAATTTTAGAAATATCAGTAGTTAAACTAATTGAATAAATTAATCTATATATATCAAAACTTTCAATAAATCTATTAACATCTCTCATATACCATTCATATTTAGATATAAATGTATGACTATTAATATATTTTGGAAATGATGTTTTATTATGGGTATAAGGATTATTTTTAAAACTATAAATTTCAAAATCTTTATTATATATTTTAAAAATAGTTGATGTAGCCATATCTATTAAAACAGGTATATATCCATATGATTTAATTTTATATTTTTTATCATTTAAAATATAAGTATTAAATTCATTATTTATTTTTTTCATAGTAATATTTTCATATTTGAAATCTTTATGCATAAATTTGAATTTATCTTGAAGAATTGCTAAAATAATAAATATTTCATATATCTTTGTATTTATTGCATCATAATCTTTTTTATCTTTAAGATTATTAATTATAAAATCTTTAAATGTAATGCCAGCATGTTCCATAACTAAAATTTGTTCTTCATCACTAAAATAATAATTTTTAATTTTAATAATATTATTAGGTAATTCCTTTCGAATAATACCATTAATGATAATTTCTTTTGGAAATTTTTCTAATAATAAATAATCATTATTTAAACAAATTGGTAATTCAAAATCACAATTTATTTCTTTTTTTTTGGTATCACATACTTTTACACCAAGATTGTTTAGATTATAAATTAATGGATTACATTTATTCGAAGATTTAAGTTCTAATATTGCCATTAATGAATATTTTTTTTGATTAACTTTTCTATATTCAATTTTAATAAAATAATTTTCATTGCAATATAAAATAACATTTCTTCCAATATGATCACATATTACTAAATCTTTAATAGATAATATTTCTTT